CAATGGCTCTGATAACCGTCTTTACTATTTAAAGACTGTTTGTAAAATTCACTGTACGACTTGCTAATTTTGCATTTTGTACAAATTTTCATGTTATCTCTATCGTTACACTTCCCACTAAACAATCAGGGGCTAAGTTATTGGGGGTAAGTCCATCATTTCTAGACCCACCTACTGGCGCCCATCCCCATTGAAATATTCTACTACCGCCCTCTGGATACCCAACACCTTGTAACGTATTGTCGTTAGATCCATTTAATTGCAAACCACTTGTTCCAGATACCGTATAGCTTACATCAGGGCGTGGTTCCCGTACAGCCTGTGGGTCATCCACTGGATACATACCTAACGACAACTGCGGTTGATCTGGATCCCAACAACTAGGACACACCTTAATGTTTTTTATCTGTTGCTTTACAACTAACTTCCGTAGCTCCTTTAACTTATACCGCTGACCACATCGGTCACACTCGGCAATCGCAAATTTGCCACTACTGTACTTATTAGGCATAGAAGGTGTTCCTCGGTACGAACCTAGAAGCGGCTTTCTCTCTGTCCTCCGTAGAAGCCATGAGCCACTGCTCCTCGTATTCTTGCTTTAAAAATTGCACTCGTGCCTGTCCGTCTGGTAGCTTTTGAGCCATATAGAAAGCCAATCCAGCCACCATACAAGGTAATAGGCGAAAGGGAATATCAGGCTCTACAGAGCCGTTAGATCCAGCATCCTGAATCCTACGTAACCGCCAGTACACAAAGGTATATGGACCACCGCCAGCGTCAGGGGTGGGCCAGACATTAATGGACGGAAGGTTTTGAACTGTCAAAAGGTTGTTAACACCAGCCGTATGGCTTGCAGCAGTCGTGCCATTTTGACCACGGTAGCAGTTGGTTAGTACATTTCCTATAACGTTAGCGTAGCTAATAGTCTCGTTATCTATTTTGACAAACCCACCGATAGGTAGGGTGCTGGCATCGTTTACGGTAATTGATGTATCAGTCGAGTTAATGGACTGTGCCAAATACACTGCGGTTGAATTAGACTGCCCTGATTGGCGATTAAACCAAACTTGAATAGGACGACCAGTCGTTAATTTATTAGGAATCGTAGAGTATGTAGACTCAGAGATACGGCTGATATTGATGTCAATTTGGTTGCTAGTAACACCGTTATTCTGACGAATTACATGGTCTAAAAGATCAATTGTATTGGTTGGTACTGGATAAATAGCCTGTCCAGTCACCATTGCAATCTGACCCTGCTCAATTGTCCAGAGGTTAATACCACGATTAGCCCACTCTACAGTCAATAGATTTAAAGATCTGCGAGCAGTCCGCATATCGTAACCAGTACGTAATTCCGTACCACAACGCTCAAAAGCCTCTTCAATGAGGTTATTGAGGTCTAAATTAAAGGCTGTAGTTCCTGAAGTAGACATTACTTAACCTTTCGATACGGCTTTACTTTTTGTTTTATTCCTTTTGGCTGGGGGACGAACTGCTTTCCCTGCGCCTTTCCTTTTCGTTTGGCTCGTGTTGTTGCTGCGTACTCCTGCGGGCTTAGGGCTTCGATTGCTTTTTTGGGGAGGTATCTCTCCCCCGTCTCGGACGACTTCTTCCCTGACTTGGTCGTCCATTTTTGGTCTCCCCAAGCCTTTAAAGAACGCTGTGATTTTGCTAACCCACTCATTTATAGCCACCGCCTGCCGCCTTATATTTTTTAGCTAAGAGTTGTGCTTTCCTAGCAGACCATTGACCTGCTGCCGTGCCATGCGTGGCAGACGCTTTAATCTTTTCAAATAAAGCCTTACGCATACTAGGTTTCGTATAGTTACCAGCTTTATTAACCGTACCGCCCTCTTTGTATTCCGTAAAGTCAGTATCATCCCTGCGGGCTTTCTTTTTAGCCTTTGGCATTTTAGAAGGAGATATGGCACCCATGCCACGAGAAGGTCTCATGCTCTAGTTTTTCCTCGAATAGCACAGCCATCAGCCCGTTTAGAAGCAGAAGATACCTTACCGCCTGACTTATAGCTAGTAATTCCAGCTTTTCTACGCAGGTAACGTGTTACATCAGACAAGTTATATCCTTTAGTTCCCTTAAGGAATGAAGGCTCTTCTTTTTTTGACTCTACTTTTGGAACTGTTTTTGTTTCTACTTTAGTTTCTGCTTTTGGCTTTGCTCTTGGTTTAGCTTTTGGTGCTTCCCTAGTTTCAATTTCGGGTGCAGGTCTTTGCATTTCTTCAATATAGTCTTGGGCACGTGTACGTGTCATATCGTCAATTTGTGGATTTGCACCCATTTTTGACTCAAACTCTACGTCTCCACCTTCTTCAAATTTACGCATTTTTTTCACTTTGCCACCCTTTTTAAAAACGCCACGCCCTTTTAAAACGTCAGCACGAGTTACTTTACCGTCATCATTAAGGTCTGGGAAGTTAGCCATATTAGCAAGCTCCACCGTACTTCATCTTGACCATAGTGCCTTTTGACTTGCCTTTTACAGCACAACCATCTGCTTTAGAAAGCTGACCGCCCTTAGAATATGCCATGCCACCCTTTTTCATGCCGTGCATTTTCTTTTCGTGAGCCTTTACTTCCTGTTTAGCCACTTTTTTCATCATTGGTTTGTCTTTAGCAATGTCAGTATGACCGCCTTTAGCGTACTTTAACTCGCCTACAACACGCTTTTTCTCAGCCGCTAAGTTCATTTTGCCTTTAGGTGTATATGCCTTTTCAGAGTCAACACGACCTAGTTCTTCCAACCTATTCATACGAGCAGTATTTTTCATGTGTCCACCTTGTTTAAACGTTTTGCCTTTGTCGGCAGTTAAAAATTCCTTCCCAACAGAAGAAGGTACTCCTGCTTTTTTGGCAAACTTTGGGTTATTAGCCACAGCAGCCATAAAATTGTGTTGTTTTTTACTTACGGAAGGCATTTTTAATTCCGTTTACCCAGTTCGTCAATCTTAGCCTCAAGGCGATTAATGCCTGCGTCAAAGCGTTCCATAATTTTTTCCATATCTCTATGGACTTCTGCACGAGTGATGTGGTCACGAGCGACCTCCTCTCTAGTTCTATTTAACAAGATACCAAGCCGATTAATCTCGGCAAACTTTTCTTTAAGAACAAATCCCATAATTGCCACGAGTACGGTTAGGACTATGTTCCATATCATCATCTCCATCAGACCATTTTCCCTTTAGTCTTGCCACGGATCTCACAGCCACCGCCACGAACTGAGCCACCTTCTTTGCAGTTCCATGCCCGTAGGGATTTATTAATCCGTGAGTTTGGATCGTTGGCTGTTTTTGCGCTGGTAAGCTTTTTCTTCATGCCTTTCATACGAGCGCAGAAAGAATCACGTCTAGATCCACCCTCTGGCTGTGGACGCTTTAAGCCAGGTTTGCCAGGATTAGCAGCATTGTAAGAAGCACGTCCCTTAGCGTTTAAACCGCCACTAGGATTCTTACCTTCTTTTCGTTGCCATGCGGGAGTCTTAGCCATTATGCGGCTCCTTTATTAACGTCTACTGGACGTAGTAATGGATACAAATACTCTTCTCCAAACGATCCTTCAAACTCAGTAATACCCATGTGGTTGAGCTTAATCGTTGGGTCAATCCATACTTCGTAGCCATGCTCTCTAGCACGGTCGCAGAATGTATAGTCTTCGCCTACATAGCCTTCTGGGGTGGATTTGAAGTCAAAGAACGAATAGCAAAATTTGTCTGGATGTCCGTCTACTACACGGTCATCGTGGTATTTCCACTCAGGATGGTTATCTCTGAGGGTTTCAAATACTTCTCTACGGATCAACATAAACGCAGTAGCTAGACGTTTAGCCTTCACCAGACCATAGGCATTCATGTAAATGCCGCCTTGATCATCTTGATCTAGCGTAGAAATATAGACCTGACCCTTTTTGCGGGCAACAGGTACACCGCCTACAATCCCTTTCTTGGGGTCTGTATTCCAAGCCATCAATCGAAAAATGTCTTGCGGATTAAAGTTAATATCCGAGTCAATAAACATTAGATCCGTGCATTCTGAAGCTAAGAAGTCTTTAGCAATTAAATTGCGAACACGGGAAACTACTGAGCATCCAGAAATGTTGCAGATCTGAATCTCGACTCCGTGTTTAGGAGCTTCTACGCAAAACTGAGCCAGTGAGATAGCTAGTTTGATAGAGACTTTAAAGTCATAGGCAGGAAGACCAAGCATGATCCTCCTGCCAGCTAAATTAAACGAACCCTGAGCTTGTAGTGGTTCTGACATTTTTTATCCGTAAAAGACAACTACCGAAGCTGTGTTGGTAACGGTTCCGTGTAAATTGGTTTCAACCAAAATACCTTCGCCAGGAATAACAACGTTATAAGCTCCTGCGTTAGCCACGGCTGGTGTGTTGAGGGTTAACAAAATATCTCCACCAGAACCGCCATCTCTAAATACAACAGAACCAGCAGACGATCCTGGAACTACATATAGTCCTTTCATGCGGATTCTGCCTAAATTGGCAGGAGTTCCAGCATTATTGGTAACTTGTCCAGTAGCCGTTAGTGGTGCTGAGGCTTGTACATCAGTTTGCATCGCCATAATTAATCTCCAATAAGTTAAAGTGGACTAGGGAAAACCCTAGCCCATGAGATTAGTTATTAAACGTGGTTTGGAACTGACCGCCATCAGAGTTACGAACAGCGTACTCAATTACCAAAGTACCAGCGCCAGCACTTAATGTAGCTGGGGTATAGGTAAGAATTGCGTCCGTAGAGCCAACGTTAGACCATGTGCTCATTTGAGCAGCTGTACCATTTAGGCTAAGAACGCCAGCAGTACCAGTCGTAATCGTGGCAGAAGCAACGGCTGTTCCGTTTGCTAATACAGTCACAGTGCCAGAGCTACCAGAGGTAAACGTGGTGGTCTGTAGAATTTTGACTGCAGTAATCATAGCGCCAGCAGGCAATACGGCTACTTGAGTAGCAGCTGTAGTATTAAAAGCAACAGTAGCGTTTTGAGTTACGTTGGTGCAACCAGTGTTGCGGATAGTACCAGCAGTAGTGCCAGTGGTGTTTTTAACAGTCCCTAATAGCCATGGACCTAAGTGTGTAGCGAAACCCATGAGGTTCTCCTTATATGCACATAAACCATATCATCGGTGCATCGTCCCCTAGGCGGGCTGATATGGACAAATTAGTCCTAGACTTAAAAGAATCTTACTACAAATAAAACAAAAAGGGGAGTTTTTGGCTCCCCTTTTTAGCACAATTAAGCGCCTTGTGAACCCCACATACCGAGGGGATCAGACCAGCCAAAGCTGTAACGCTCACGAGACTTGTAACGAACGTTACCAGTATCGAAATCTCCGTCCATTGAGTTGCTCAAAGGAGTACGAACAAAGTGCTTCATACCGTTTGGAACGTCAGTGGTGAGGAAGTAAGCATTTGGATCGGTCAGGTAGTTATTAACTGTATAACCTTCTGGGATCGAGCCATTGTTTACTAAAGCGTTGATATCGTTGTCAGTTGTACCGACACGCAATTGAGTTTCGAGCAAACGAGTTGCAACGAACTGTAGTGCGGGTGGAACAATTAACTTACGTGGTTTAGCAGCGATTAACAAACTACGCTCATCTGTCCAAGCAGCGATTTGAATAACGGCAGCTTCCAAGGAAGTTTCGTTCAAATCAGCAGCGGTAGCCTGAGTGTTGCTGTTAGTACCACCAGAAACCAAAGGATGTTGAGTCGAGAACAGAGGTACACCGTCACCACCGTAATATTGGGCAGAGTTGGTGAAACCGTTGTTCAACACAGCAGCGGCTTTAACCTGTTTGGTATAAGCCATCGCACGAGCCAAAGCCTTGGTATAACGAGCCGATAAGCTGTCATACAAGTTGTCCTCGATTGCCTCTTCCGTTAGGGAGAAGCCGAGAGCAATGGTCTCATGGTTGTAACGTGCTGTGAATGCCTCTTGTGCATTGTCATAAGCGATGGCAGAGCCTTCGTTTTTGACTGGTGCAGCTGAGAATCCAGACAGTTTGGTTTCTTCTTCGAACGAACGCTCAGAGGTCTCAGTTTCGTAGATCTCTTTGTGTTGTTCACCGTAAGTTGCATACTCAAGACCGAACAAAGCGTTCAATCCAGGGAGCAACTCTTTTAGTAGTTGGGCACGAGAAATAGCCATTTAATTGCTCCTTAAGCTGCAGTTGCAACAGGGGTTGCACTGTAATAGGTATGTACGCCAAAGTTGAACTTGACAATTACCTCAGTGAAAGATCCAGACGCATTAACAGTCTCTGGCACGCCCGCAATAATACGGAATGGCAGAGTGGTTGTTGAATCGCTGGTGCTGTTACGTACACCTTCGTTTGAATCACCAGAGGTGGTCGAACCAGCAGTCGTGAAGATAGCAACGTTGTTGCCTACATCAGTCTGGGTCAAACCGCCAATAGCGGTGCTTGACGAAAGAACTGCCACTTTAAAGAGAGTGTCAGGATCGTCACAAACATAAGCAACGATATCCGAAGCTACAGTACTAGCTGGATAATATTGTTGCTGAAGGGGCTGCTTGGTAGTTGGGTTAGTAAAAGAACAACCCAAGAAAATACCAACAGCATCGGTCGCAGAATCAGTGGTGGAAACACGGCTCAAAGTACCACCTGTGTTCAGACGCACGACATCACCATAAAAAATGGAAGTGCCAGAACCTGAAGCGATGGGAATTTGACGAGTTGCACCAGCAAATACCTGACCACCGATCAAATTGATCGGTCTGAACCCATAAGGTCCGTCTACGGTAGGATAAGCCATTTAGAACTCCTAATTAAGTTTAATTGCCTTTTCCAAAACTCACCGTGGATTTCTTCTCTTTAAAGAGCGGCATCCGTGGATCGCTTTGGCTCATAAGATTATTGTCCACTGCCTCCATCTGAGCATTTGCTTGTCGAGCGTAATGCGTGTTTCTTTGTTCGACAAACTCTTCTGGAGTCTTGCAAAGCAATAACCCGCCAATCTCAATATTGTCTTTATATCGACTATTGGGATCGACTAGCAGTTGAAATTTGGGTTGTTCTTCAATCCTTACAGGTTCCCAGCCTTCCCTCAGTTTTCCTGAAAGATTACGGGGATCCTCTTTACCAAGGGTTGAGGTACGAATCCAACGATACGAATACCCAGCCTGTTTGTCTGGCTCAGGTAGCAATTCTGCTGGCGCCCACTGCTTAGGACGTTCGCTTGTTGCACGGGTATCAACTTCTCTTTGTGTTCGGTTTGTTGTCATCTTAAGACTCCATTTTTAAAAGTTCACGGGCGTATTGCTCTGGCGTTAGTCCTAGTTTCTTCGCTATAGATAATTGGGATGTATTCAACCTTATCTTCTTCGAAGAAGTACTTCTACTAGCAGGAGCAACAACTGTACTCGGTTTTACCCGATCAGCTGGTTTAGTGTCATCTACTACGTCCTGAAAATTCTCAGGGAATCGCTTCCGCATTGTGTCATCTATGCGTCTGTAATACTCATCAGTCGTAGCATACGCCATACCGTTCTCTTTTACTAGCTTTTCATGTAAGCCTAAAGCTAGACTGGTCATTTCGTCATCCTGACCAAACCAAGAGTTACGTTCTTGCCAAGCAGCAGCTTTAGCATCACGAGTTGGTTGCTGATACGTCTGTTGTGGTATTTGTACTTCATTTTCTTTTTCTTGTAAAGAGGTACGTTGATTTATATTTTCAGCATAATTGACGGCTTTTTCTACTTTCATCTTGGCGGATGTCATTTTTTCCTGAGCATCAACCAATTTTTCAGCATCGCCAGACTCATATGCCTCCCGATATTCCCGCTTTGCCATCTCCAATTCACGCTCGGCAGAGCTTTTAAAGGAATCAACGGCTACCTTTTCACTAGTATTAACCTTGCCTTTTAGGGCTTTATTTTCTTCATAAAGCCTTTGGGCTAGGGCAATTGCTTCTTGCTGCTCTCGCAATGCCTTCTCTTTTTCACGCCTTTCATCGTGATAAATACGCCTAAATTGAGCTAATTTTTCCTTAGCCTCGCTGGAATATTCGTCTAATTCTTCTCTGTCCAGCTTTTCTACGGTTTCTTTAGGGAGTGGTTCTTTATCTTTATCGACTTCTGGGATGTCATCTTCGATTTCAATTTGAACCTGTTCTGCTTCTACTTCATCTGGGAACTTATATTCAGTGTTTTCCATACTTGCTCCTATTTACGTTTAATACCACGGGGGTCGTCTACTATACCTTCCACAGAATCGTCATTAATGATGCGGAATTCCCGCCCATGAATCACTAATCTGGTGCCAGCGTTAGGTCTTACAAGGATAAAATCGCCCTTTTTACACCATGCGCCACTTGGAAAGCGGGTTGTATCTTTGTAGCAGTCTGGTCCTAGCTCTATGACAAACAATACGGTTGTCAGCAATTCGTCATATCGTAGGGTTTCGTCCGCCTTAAGAATTCCACCGTCATGCTCCTTTTCTACCTCTGGAATGGCACATAGTATTCTGTACCCAGAAGGCTTAGGGAGTTGTGTGGCTTTCTGTTCATTTGACTTATTTAGCAGCTGTGTCAGATCTACTGCCCTGTCTAAGTCTAGAGTTTCACTCATCCAATTTCTCCATTTTGTCTTTGAGGTCTAATATGTAACCCTTTGCAGTAAGCAGACCCCGAATCTCCCCGCAAACCCTTTGGTACTGTATGTGATCCATGTTTCCAACCACTACAGCATTTTTTAATTGGTCAGCTTTGTCATCGATTTGACCCATTAAAAGTTCCATTTCCGTCATTTTCTACCCCCTAAATCTCTGGATTTAGCGATGTCAATGCCCATTTTTGTAGCCTCAATTTCGTTTTGACGATCTAGCTTGTCCTTATCGGCAGCCATCTTGATGCCTGCTTTTTGTCCTTCAATCTCGACTTGAGCGGCAATTCGCTCCCGTTCAACATTGATTTGCTCTTGCTTGAGCTGGACATCTGCCTGATCTTTCTGGGCTTTTCTCTGGACATCTTGCGCTCTGATCTGGAGTTCTTGCTGTTGCATCTGAATGATTGGATCCTGAGCCTGCTGGGCAGCTTGTTGTTGAGCCGCCTGAGCTTGATTCTGTTGAAGAAGCTGGGCAGAGGCTTGAGCCACCAGTCTGGATAGCTGAACTTCGTACTCCTCTGGGATGGTTTCTTCATCATCTTTGAGGTATGGAAGAGGTGCGCCCAGCTGTTGTTCAATCATTTGGCGATACTTAAATCCAAAATGCTCGGCTATATGAGCATTTAAGGCGGCAGCCATAAGCTGTGCCTGCGGGTTCTGACCAATGATTTGAGCAGTTAACGGATCTTTCATGAAGTTGGTATGAGCAATAATATGAGCCTCATGGTCTTGATAAATAAAGGCTTTTAAAGGTTTATTGGTCAAAACATCCATATTCTCCGTGATCGGATCTTTGGGTTTTTGATCATCCTGTAGAGGAATTAGCTTCTGAGCGTTGCGAATTCCCAACACATCTAGCATTTGTCGATGGAGTTGCGGGAGATTGTAGATTTGAGGAGCATTTTGCGCCAGTTGGAGTACTGCTTGGTACTGAACAATCTTTTGCGCCATCGTTGCCGCATTAGGATCCGAGACTGGAATAACCGTAACCAAGTCATAGTCGCTCTTCTTTGCCTTGCGGCTGCCCTCCTCAGGCTCATATGTGTACTCTTCGGGCGTATAGTCACGGATAATATCCTTTAAAAGACCTAATTCTTGCTTCATGGAGTAATGAATACGGGCTTGTACCGCACTCATAACTTTCAAAGTTCTTTCTAGAATTGCCAAAGTCGTGCCGACTGGAGCGTTGGCAGACATATCCGCCACCTTCATATCCCCAGCAGAAGCGAATCTACGACCTTCTTCTACGATAGTGCCGAGCAAAGAATAAAGAACTTGGCTGGGTTCTTTGTAGGGGAGCGTCATTAAGTTGTCCTTAATGGCTCCTGAAGGTACGTCTACGTCTCTAAACTCGCCTGGCGAGATGGGGGTGTCGTCTCCCTTAACTCGCAAACCTCTGGTTTTGAAACCGCCTGGCAGATTCGATAATGTACCAGCATCGACAAGTTGTCGGATAAGAGAAGTGCCAGACTTAGCAAAAGCACCGACAAGGTGAATAAACCCAAAACAATAAAAGCCAAAGCCTGGAACATAGCCATAATGGACGAAATGCTGACGTTTTTGCTTCGTTTCATCTTCGGGTCTCCAGTTTCTACGGATTGATAGGACTTCCTGAGTCCCTTTTTCAATCGTTATAACATACGGCAGGGCTATTCCTGTGGGTTTCCCGTCCTTATCTTTGTCTTCATAACCAGGCAAATCAAGGTCTACGTGCATCTCCAACAGCTTGTAGCGGTCGTCTGAAGTGGCACGAAAACCCATCTTTTCAGCAATTTTCTTTTCCACTTCGTCCAAAGCACCGCTAGGGGTTTGGAGTTCAATGTCCCGATAAAAGCCAGCAAACTGAAGTCGTTTGACTTCGTTTTCGGTTTTTCGCATAACATGAGTAACACGGGGAGACTGTTCAAGGCTAGAGGCTCCATAAGGCACCACAATGTCTTCAGCGGGGACAAACATCGAGACTTGACGTTCCATGTGCGGATCGTAATAAACCTTCTTAAAGGCGTTTCCTGCCAGTCCTAGACCCCAGATCATGCGTTCATGTTCAGGTCGGAATTCGGTCATCACATCTGTAAGCTGGTAGTTCATGTCGTCCTGAACCCGCTGGGCTGCGTCTTTCTTTTCAGGGGTTTCCTTGCCTACGATGACTGTCTTGACAGGACCTGCCGCAGGGAAGGTCTCCATAATGGTTTCGGATTGGAACTTAACAAGTGCTTCTGAGAGGAGAGGATGGTAGACTCCACAGGCTCCTTCCCATGGCTCCGTCCTTTCTTCGATCTTCATTCCAAGAAGCTCTAGTCCGTCTACATAGGTCTGGATCCAGTCTTTACGGGCGGATAAGTCGTCTTCAAAGTCGCCTAGGAGGTCGCCAGCGATTTCGGCTAGTTCGCCTGTGCTTAAATATTCAGCAAGGTTTGCATCGAAGTCTTCATCGGTCTCTTTACTAGGTTCTAAAACAATTTCTAACCCGTCTATGCCCACCGTCACTGATTCGGGGTCTTCAATTTCTATTTCAATATCAGGTTCTTGGGGCAAAGAATCAATCCCGACAGGGGCTTGATAGAGACTTTTTTCGATTGACATAGCGTGTCCTTAGTAATACGCCACTTTTTTGCGTGGCATAAATTCATCTGGTTCATCAGAGTTTAAACGGATAAATCCTCCCTGACGAAATCTTAACAAAGCTTGACTGGTGGAGTCTACAAGGTCGTCATGCTCTCCATTTGGAAAAGAAGCGCATTCTTCGACAACCTCTTCTGCCCATCGTCTATCAGGACACCAGACAAATCCCGAAGCAAATAGATCCGATATAGCGTTTACACGGGCTATCTTATCAGAGCCTTTGCTTGGTGTATATTCTTGTAAGGGTATACCCATTCTACGCATCTCATAGATGAGGGGTGCTCCTGCCGCCTTTTTTTCCACGATTAAGGCATCGGGGTTCCACTCCTTATATAACTCATGGGCTTTTTGTTTGAGTTCTGGGAACTCTAGACGGTCTTTAAAAGCGTCCAAAAGAATAATGTGGGCAGCATCGAAGCCATCTTTGTCAGTCTTATAGAAGACTCCCCATGTTGTACAGGCGGAGTAGTCAGCCCTGTTGTTCTTTTCAAAGGCAGTATCCCAAGACTGGATGATAAATTCACAAGGAGGCGGGTCTTCTTTCTCCCAGACCTTCCACATCTCCCGTTTAATGATCGCCCCTTCTTCCGATGTCGGATTTTGTTGGTACTGGGCTTCCCATTTGCTGACTGGGATCTCATTTTTAATGGCTTCTAGCTCTTTTTGGCTCCAAAATTCGCTCCATAAAGGCTTTCCTGAGGGCATCAGAGCAGGAAATTCAATCTGCTCCCACTCATCTCCGTCCCTTTTGATGGAATTATTGATAATTTGACCCGTTAAGTCCCTCTTTGACCAGCGGGTCATCACAATAATGATGGATCCGCCAGGTTGTAGACGCTGACGAGGACCCGATGAGTACCATTCATAGACCCTGTCAAAGACTGCAGGGTTGCCTTGCATGGCTTCCTGTTCCGAATGGGGGTCATCAATGATGAGAACGTCCGCACCTTTACCCGTTACGGCTCCACCAACACCAATCGCAAAGTAATCCCCGCCTTTGTTGGTATTCCAACGACCCGCAGCCTTACTGTCTGAGGAGAGTTTTGTGGGAAAGAGGGCTTGGTAGTCGGGAGTCGCCACTAAATTCCTGACCTTACGACCAAAGTTAGTCGCCAATTCTGCTGTATGGGCGGTCTGGATGATCTTTTTATGGGGAAACTTCCCTAGATACCAAGCGGGGAACAGATAAGACGCAAATTCCGACTTCGTATGGCGGGGAGGCATATTGATGATTAGTCGCTTAAGACTACCATTAGCGACTCGTTCAAAAGCATCCGCCATGTCCTTATGGTGTTTACCAGCAATAAAGGCAGACCACATCTCTTTGACGAACGGCATGAAGTTTTGCCTGCATTTCTCCTTCTTATCCTCTTCTAAAAGCTTTTTAATCTTAGGAATCTGAGGGGAGTCCTTGGGCAGAATGTCCAAAAGCTCAATGTACTTCTTGATTTCGTCTTCTGTAAGGATCACAGGGAGGTCATCTTTTTGATTGTTTTATCGACTGGCTCAACAGACCTGACCTTATGGGGGTCAAGCTTTAAGAATCCCATGTCTTTAAGGCGATGGACTAGCCTATGGATATTCGCTTTACTCTTTAGGTTCAATCCTGTGGCTATATCCACATAACTAGGGGAAAACCCTTTGACCTTAATGAAGTCTTCAATATACCGAAGTACTTCCATTTGTCTTTCAGTCATCACTCGCTCCGCTCGTTCTGGTTCATTGCTACGCAATTTCCCATCATTTCTAAAAAAACGGGAGTGGACTCGCCTACGTATGCTCCTAGCATATTAAAGTTGTAGTAGTCCCACGCCTCTTCTTCTGTCATATCCTTCATTAGAATCTCTATAACCTTATGGGTGTCATAGCAGATCGCTTGAAGTCCTACCCGCTGTACGACTCCAATAATGGCTTTATCAAAGCCATCCATCTTTAGTAGGTCTGGATACTCTTCAATCATTTAAGCTTCTCCACTGCCTTCCTAAGGCTAGCTATTGCTTCAGTGATATGTTCCTTGTCTGTGCCTCGTAACTCTGCTTCTACCGCCATGAGACTCAAGATTAAATTCTTTAACTTACTAACCGCCAATTGATTTTTCAATATATATCCCCCTAGGAACAAATAGAAAACGTTCGGGGGGTAGTTTGCTATAGTGTTTAAACAATGTCAACTGGAAATTTGCATACCCCCACCCCCATGTTTCACGTGGAACCTTCGGTTCATACGATCCTGAAGGATCTTCTGAAACAATAGAGAACGTTCGTATTGGTATATCAGTGTGGAGGAATGTGTGGATCACAGTGTAAGTACACGCACAACGCAAGCGTGCAAACAGCGGGGGTCGGGGACGGTGGGGTCGAGCATGGCACGTTTAAACAAGGGTATGGCATCGAGCCAGTTCTCTAGGCAAGAGAGCGTTGCTTATGCTTGTTCGCATTCTCTAGCAATGCCAGTGATGACTGGAGTTCACCCTTCAGTGTTTCTACGTCAATCACTTCAGTGGCTTGTTCTACTTTGTCGCTGAACATTCCTACCGCCTTGCCCATGAGTTCCAGTGAGCGTAGTTTCATACTGATCGGAGTGTCCTTATTACTGGAGTGTTTAAGCAGTTCTGACATGATGTGACTACGTGCAATGCGTTCATCGGTGAGGATCATTTCTCTCTTGGCTTGCCACATCGGCTCTAAAAGTAAAGTCACCCTAGGATCTCGCATTAATTTGTTCGCATTAGCCGTAATCGTGGCATGACTGGAGTTGTCACAGTTGTAACTCTTCATGTATGCAACGATTGGTGTATGACCTTCCATGACATATCCCGCAAACATCGTAGCCCTTGGGGACAGTCTTTTGTCTCTGCCATTGGGTTCTGAGCCATCCTCTGTCTTTACACCATGAGGTTTACCATTCTTCTTTACCTTTATATCTTGCTCTTCTATTGCTTTCCTGTAATCCCTTGGCTGACCGCCTACGGCATCGATCCCCCCGATTAATTTGCTAGCATCAAGCTTGGATTCTGTGCTATCGCTCTCGGTGTTACTGACTGGTGCATTTTTGGTAGTTTTCATTGCTCATTCGCTCCACGTTTAAACTCAGACCACTGGCTCATATGATGAGCCTGTTCCATTTTGATGTCAATATCGTTTCTTAATCGTTCTCTATTTTGCCTGTCATTGGCTCACTGCATGAGCCTCTACTATCCCTATCAGTTGCCAGTCATTCGTCACACATTTATTTGACCGTTGCCCTTCGGGCTGAGGCTCACTCGATGAGCCACCCGATTCCTAAAATTGATCCCACTGGTGACCGAAACCGCTCAGTACTGTATATCCATACATACGGTTTAAACCGCATTAGAGGGGTCTAGAAGACGTTAATGCAATTGTTGGGGCAAGTGGGTGTGCTAGCATGAGATCGTTCAATGGTGAGCCTCACCCTGATTCTATAAGGCTTGGCGGGGAGGTTTTTTTGGGTCTTGTAAAAGACCTAAAACCGAGCGGTAGACATTCTTATATAGAGGTGAATACCTGAGTGAAGTGTGGGGTCTATACGACATGATGCTATTGTGATTTGTTTAAACGATGCTATCATTGTGGTGTTGTTTGCAGTTGCAGTAAAAACGGTGAATCACCACCGACACGTCAGAGCCGAGTGCGTGGATAAAGTAAAGCGGTGATCGATTCAAATTGCTTAACTGCCTATCGATCTAAAACAATGGGCGAGACGTATCAAGTCTATAACTGTGCGGAAAAGGCTAGTAGCCACATGGTCTCTGACAGTAGTATTCGAAAACTGTCAGTGCGTGGTGAACGAGAATGCTCCGAGACCGCTTTGACCTGATGGTGACAACATCAGCGAGTGCCAAAAGTTGCGGAGCGATCCGCTAGATAACATCTCACTGCCCCCTTGGAGGAGGGGTCAGGAGGATGTTTTTTATAGGAGGCTTAATTATGTCTAAAGGATTACCAAGAAAACTAGAGCATTACTCACACACCAAAGTCGATGCATATAACGCAGTAGGCATTGCTGAGGGTTTCATTGAGGCAGACAGTGAAGAGCAAGTCATCGAGGCTTGGCAATATCTGATTGACTCAGGTCTTGCATGGAAGTTGCAAGGATGGTTCGGTAGGACTGCAAATCAATTAATTGAGGAGGGCATCTGCTCTGCCTCAAACAAATAGGAGGGCAAAATGCCTAGAAATTTCGTAGCAAAGCACGCTAAACGGTGCGGTGCGGGTAGTCATACCGCCCGCAAGTACAGTCGTAAAACCAAACACAAGGGGGTGTCTCGTGGCTATTAATCGTGAAGAGTGGTTGAATCAAGCAGTCGGTGAGTTGCGTGGTATTTTCCATGCCAATGGTTTTCCATTGCCTGACAAGATCAGGGTCACTTGTGGCTTTCCCAGTAAGCACGCACGTAGTTTGAATCGTGCCATCGGTGAGCATTGGTCTGACAGTGCCTCACTGGATGCCACCCACGAGATCTTGATCTCGCCAGTGGTTGACGATCCTTTCGAGGTATTCGGGATCTTGGTTCACGAGTTGTCGCACTCTGCCACACCTGACAGTGGTCATCGTGGCAAGTTCGAGCAGTGCATCCGCAAGGTATGGCTTGAGGGTAAGCCTACCGCCACCACCATCGGTGACACCTTTCGGCAAAACTTTGCGGGTCTGATCGAGGGCTTGGGTGCTTATCCCCATGCTCGTTTAAACGTTCAGGCAAACCGCAAGGTTCAGGGTACTCGGATGCTCAAGGCATCTTGCCCGCACTGCGGTTACACAATTCGCCTATCCAGTAAATGGGCGAACATTGGTCTTCCAGTCTGCCCAGTTGATGGTCAGCCGTTATCACTTTAATTTTTACAGGGGCTTAAATTGAACAATCTAAATATCGAAAAGCAAGTACCACTCATCCCATTAGCCACGCTCAATGCAGTGCTTGAGGCTCATGGGTTTAATCCTGTCGATCAAAAAGCGGTTGCCATCAACCACGTGATCCAGTTGATCAATGCGGGCAAGGTGACCATCGATCAGGTCAAGGCTACCAAGCCTTCCCTGACTGTCGGTCTGCCCGCTGACGTTGCCAATCAAATTGCCAAGGCACAGTC